TTTCAGTATGATGAATATGCTGACCAGTCGGACCTCTCGTAAGGAGTTGATTCGTCAGATGGAGACTCTGTTCATGATCTCCTCTATGTCTACTTACTCTTACGGCACTGGAATCCCCCCTAGGGTCGGTCTGAGTGGCACTCCACTGAATGAGGCGATTGTGACTCTAAAGACTCTCCTACCCGATTTCAAGGCACGTACAGGAGTCGAGAAAGCACACGTAATGGTGTTGACCGATGGTGAGTCCTGCCAATCACGCTTCACCCGTCGCTACGATGAGTTTGATGGTGTGCCACAGTTTGGTCTCAGTCGGATTGTTTCTAATACCAACTGCTACCTTCGCAATCGGACTACCGGTAAGGTCTCTTATGTTGGCGGAAACGATGGTTATGTGTTCTTCACTACGGTCCTGCTGAATGATCTTCAGGACATGTTCCCAGACAGCACCTTCACTGGATTCCGTATACTGGAAAACAACAGCGGTTACTTTGTCCGACAGGCATGTAACTACGATGATGCCATCTGCGCTCAATGGAAGAAGACCAAAGCAGTGACTCTCACTAACTTTGGTTATGACCGATACTTTATTATCGCCAACAATCAACTCCAACAGAGCACTGACTTTGAAGTTGATGAAGATGCTTCCAAGGCAAAGATCAAGTCGGCATTCGCCAAGTCCCTTAAAGGTAAAAAGGTCAACAAAAAGATCCTTGGAGACTTCATTGGACTGATTGCATAACTGTCACAACCCCCCTCGATGGGGGTTTCTTTTTGCCCTATAATGTCTACATACCAAACACACCACACTATGCCTCGTATCACAATGACAACTGACCAAATCGTTGATTGCCTTCTTCAAGATTATCGTGCTGAGATTACTGCCGCTGATGTACGTGGTTTCTGTGCCGCTAGAGGTCTCAACTACCAGACTGTGACTCGTCGTCTTGAGTCCTACAAGGTTGGTCGTGGCAAGTGGAATCTTGAGGTTACTGCTGAGAAGGTTGAGGAGTTGGAAGAGACCTTCTCTGCACCTGCTGCTATTCAACGTAACCTTGTCCCTGAGAAGGATGCAAACTTTGTGCCCTTCGGCAACTTCAATGATGTGAAGAGGATCATCAAGTCGAAGATGTTCTACCCCACATTCATTACTGGTCTCTCCGGCAACGGCAAGACCTTCTCCGTTGAGCAAGCATGTGCTCAACTCAATCGTGAAATTATTCGTGTAAACATTACTATTGAAACTGATGAGGATGATCTTCTGGGTGGTTTTAGGCTTGTCGATGGGAATACTGCATGGCACAATGGTCCCGTCATCGAAGCAATGGAACGGGGAGCACTGCTTCTCTTGGACGAAATCGACCTTGCCAGTAACAAGATCCTCTGCCTGCAATCAGTTCTGGAAGGCAAGGGTCTCTTCCTGAAGAAGATTGGTAAATACATTACCCCTAAGGATGGATTCAATGTTATTGCAACTGCAAATACTAAAGGCAAAGGCAGCGATGACGGTCGCTTTATTGGAACAAATATTCTTAATGAGGCATTTCTAGAGCGTTTCCCCATCACCTTCGAGCAGGCATACCCCACCGTCTCCACTGAGACCAAGATGCTCAAGGGATACGCCGCTGCTCTTGGTGTGATTGACCCTGAGTTCTGTAAGCGTCTCTGTGACTGGGGCGACATCATCCGCAAGACCTTCTATGATGGTGGCGTTGACGAGGTCATCTCTACCCGTCGTTTGGTCCACATCATCCGTGCCTACGCCATCTTTGAGGACAAGGTGAAGGCAATCAATGTCTGCCTCAACCGATTCGATGACGAGACCAAGCAGGCATTTATGGACCTCTACGATAAGATTGATGCTGATGTCAACTTCGAGGACATTGCCGCTGCTGATGGTCAGGACCTAGTATAAATATATGAGATAAACCTATCTCCTAGGCAAAATGGGTTACAAGATTAATGGTGAAGTAATCATCTCCAATAGTAAGGATATCGATAATGTCGGTATCGCTACTATGGATTTGGTAGATGCTAAAGTATCCGCCAAAGCAATCACGGAGCAGACCGAAGGTGGTGTCTCCGATGTAACCGGTGCTGATGAGGTTCTCATCTACGATGCTGAGGGAGGGTCACTCCTAAGAGTCACCGTAGATGAGTTTATTAGTGGGTCTGGGATAGGAACTCTGGTAAGTGATTTTGATAGTCTGAATGTAACTGGTATTGTTACTGCTGGTGGTAGTTTTGATGGAAACCTATTCGGCAATACAACTGGTAATCATAATGGTGATGTATACAGTAGAACTGGAGCAGAGATTGTCCTAGAAGTGCCAGCAGACACCGGTACTGGTAGTATAAAAGCTAATCTTACTGGTGAGACGGTATCTGTTTCTAGCTCTGTTACAGCAGCAGATTTGTATGGAACTGTAACAGGTAATGTAACTGGAAACTCAACTGGTCTCCACAATGGTGATGTATACAGTAGAGATGGTTCACAACTTGTACTAGAAGTACCAACAACAACAGGTGATGCTCACTACATTGGTACTGTTACTGGTGATGTAACTGGAGACACTACCGGTACTCACTTCGGAACTAATACCGGTCAAAATAATGGTGATGTATACACCGCAGATGGTGGTCAGCAAGTCGTAGATACTGCTGCTTCTCCAGCTCCTGTATTCAAAGGTGACGCAGAAGGTCTAACTGGAACACCTAATATAAGCGTAGGTAATGTATCAGCATCTTCTTCTGTTACTGCTGCTGTGATTTATAGTGGTGACATTGCTGCTAGAAATATCATCACACTTGGCATTACTACTATTCAGGACCACCTAGAGGTAAACGACAGCACTGGTGCTGCTACTGAATATAATCTCAACGTTAAGACCAATGGTAGTTCTACCTTCGGTGTTTTGGGTAACGGAAACATCTTGCTAGGTAATAGTTCTAGCGCACCATTTATGGCAACCAATGACCACCACGCGACTTCTAAGAAGTATGTGGATGATGCTATTGGTGTATCAACCGTTGGTTTAGCATCTACTGAATATGTTGATCAAGCGGTTGCTTCTGCTGGTGGTGGTGAGTGGACACTTACTGGCACAAATTTGGCCCCCAATAGTTCTAGTACCAATGTAGTTGTTGATAGTTCGATTGGTATTGGAACGACTGTTACTAGTGGTGCCAGAGTCACTGTAATCAATGAAATGTTTGAAAATTGGTCCTTTTTACCTGTAGTGTCTGTACAGCAAAAGGATCTTGGTGAAGAAAATAATATCCAAGAGTGGATCTTTGGGGATGATCATCCCCTGAGATTGTATGCTGAATCTAGTAATGATTATAATTTAGGTCTTGTTCAATTTGGTGGTGATGATAACACAGCAAAGTCATACATGAAATTTCATGGTGATGGATTCTCTGGTATTACATTCCACACTGGAACGACTAATGGCAATGCTTCACAAGTATTCAGTATGAATGCTTTTGGTCTAGTCCGTGATAAGATTGGTTCAATCAGGGGATTTGGTACTCCTATCACTAAGAGTAGTGATTATACGCCTGATTCTGGTGATGAGGGATATCTCATCGAGTTCACTTCTGGTAATGCTACCGTTTCTTATGATGGTGGTTTCAATGAGGGATGTGGTTTCCATATCATTAATAACTCATCATCTTCTATGAGCATCATTCAGGGTGCTGGTAATACAATGTATTTCACTGAGGATGGAACAACAGGTAACAGGACACTAGGGGCAAGAGGATTGGCTAGAGTCTTCTACATGGATAGTTCTTGGTGGATTGATGGTTCAGGTCTAAGTTGAGTGGCAAAATAAAGCAAAAGGTGTTATAATGTGTAGGTAAAATATCTACGCATGACTAACTCTTGGGCTATGTTATTTGATTATAAATACGGCGAAGACAGACCACGGACTGACGACGCTATTGGAATTACTGAGTTCCCAGAAGAACCATTTAATTTTGCTGCCGCTCAACCGGTGATGTTGGGTGGTGCTGCTGGCGAAGACACCCTTTGCTTTGACTTCATCAATCCCGGTGGTGAGAAGGTAGTCATCACTGATGACCCAAAAGATAGGACCTTCTGGAAGTATGATGAAGGTAAGATTCTGCGTGAGATTGAGCAGTATCTCTCTAGCACCTACAACGGACACTATGTTGGCGATGAGTCTAAGGTTCAGACTCTAGACCTAATCGACTCCATTGGAGACGCTGAGGCATTCTGTCGTAGCAACGCAATCAAATACCTCTCTCGTTTTGGGAAGAAGGGTGGCAAGAATCGTCTTGACATTCTGAAGGTTATCCACTATGCTATCCTTCTGTATCACTTCTCTGACCTACCAATCACTTCAGACGAGACCCCAACCGATACACATTCACCTCTTGGTTATTGACTTTATAATGAAACTATCTGATTCAACTATTTCTATCCTCAAAAACTTCTCTTCCATCAACCAGAGCATCATCGTTGGTGAAGGCAAGACCCTTCGCACTATCAGCGTGATGAAGAACATCCTTGCTGAAGCAGAGGTTGAAGAGGAGTTCCCCCGCTCATTCGCTATCTATGAT